CGGAAGCGGGCGATCAACCTTCGGTCGCGTGAACGTCGCCGCATCGAAGGGCGCGAGTGATGGACGAATCGACTGCGTTTCTGCACGACTGGTTTGATTCGTTGCCTCGGCGCGAGTGGTACAACGATGCTGCGTGTGCGGGCCAGAAGTGGCAAGACTTTTTCGCACGTTCTACCCGAAAAGTGTTTTGTGACTTCTGCCGTTGCTGCCCGGTAGCCGACGACTGTTTGGTCTATGCACTCCGGGTGGAGATTGACTTGTTGAATGGGCGGGGCGGTATGTACGGAGGTACTACCGCAGAGGAACGCCACCACTTCGCCCGAACGTTGAAAGACGTTGGCATTAGGGTAGGTGATTCGTACCGTTCCGATCTTCGGAAGGAGGATCGCTAATGGCAGTCGCTTATGGTAAGGGTCCGAAGGGTAAGGCCACTCGGTTGCATTCTCTGGTCGTGCGGAAGCGTGGCCGGTGTCAGCGTTGCGGTTCGACTGCGAATCTGCAATGCGCTCACATCATCGGCAGGAAGTTCTCTGCGACTCGCACCGATGAGAACAACGCATGGTGTTTGTGTGCGTCGTGCCATGCCCGGTTCACGGATCATCCCGACGAGCATATGGCGTTCGTCGCTGAGACTATCGGCATGGATGCGTTCGATGTGTTGAAGCGGAAGGCGTTGGACAATTCTCGTCCGTGGCGCGAGTCGATGTGGCAAGAGGAAGTTGATCGTCTGCAAGCAATCATTGACAGTTGGGAGGGCTGATGCATGTGTTCTGCGATCTGTGTCGCAAAGTGTTGGATGTGAAGTTGCCGCATTACCATCAGGAGATTGGGTGGACTCGGCCTCGGCATGGTGGCGGCACGAACGCTTTGGCGATGCGTGAAAAGACAGGCAAGTTGGCACACAAGGAGTGTGTGGAACTAGGCAAGGCGCGTATTCATCTAGCACAGGGGACAATGATTTGAGGTTCTTCGTAGCGTTCGTCTTTGTTTGTGTGGCTGTCGTCGGATGGTGCATGTACCTGTGCGACGAGCAGGTTGATTCGATTGGTGGCGCGAAAGCGTGGACTATGGAGGTAGCGGGCGGTGATTGGCCGGACCTTATGGCGCAGGTTCTTTACGAAGTGGGTGAACAAGAGCAAGCAGAGCGAGTCAGACGCTATTACGAATCATTGGCGTATGTGGCACCAGTTGTCTCTCGTCCAGCAGAACGAGTGGTTACGACAGGAGATTGCGAAGGAATACCGTCGTGGTTCCCCGCCGAGATTGCATGGCGAGAGTCACGATGCACCCGGGGAATCGACACCGGAAACGGGTATCTAGGCTACGCTCAGATCGCCCGGTTCCATTGGGATAACCTGTGTGTTGGGCTAGACTGGACGGACGAATCGCAGTACGACGAGTGTGTCGCTCTGCTGTGGAACGGCGGTGCTGGTGCCCGCCATTGGGGAGGATGACATGAACATCAAATTGGCAACGGCGCGCGTGCGATGACCCTCGCGCCCTACTACGCCGACGATCTCGTGACGCTCTACTGCGCGAAGGCTGAGGAGATCCTGCCTGACCTCGAGGGCGTTGATCTCGTGTTCACTTCGCCGCCCTACAACCTCGGCACGAGCAACGGCGGACCGAGCGGGATGCACGCCGGATCGCTCGCCGCAAAGAATCTCGCCGGTGGCTACGCCGACTACGACGACGCCCTCCACCAGGAGTTCTACGACGAGTGGCAGACGGAGATCGTGCGCCTGTGCTGGACGACTCTCTCCGACCGCGGCGCGCTGTTCTACAACCACAAGCCGCGCGTGCAGGGCGGCATCTGCCGATTGCCGACGGACTACGGGGCAGACCTCCCGCTCCGCCAGGTCATCACCTGGGACCGCGAGACCGGGATGAACTTCTCCCAGCACTTCTACCTGCCGAAGTCGGAGTGGATCGTGGTGTGGGCGAAGCCGGACTGGCGACTTGTGAGCAAGAGCGCCAGTCAGATCGGCGACGTTTGGAGGGTGTCGCCGGAGCAGGACACCGCTCACCCAGCACCCTTCCCGCTCGGCCTGCCTGCTCGAGCGATTGAGACGACGGCCCCGACCCTGGTGCTGGACCCTTTCGCTGGCTCAGGTACAACGCTACGAGCCGCTTGCGACGCTGGCGTCAGGAGCATCGGCATAGAGCGCTCCCAGACGTATTGCGACCTCATCGTCCAGCGCCTCGGCCAGCGGTCCCTGTTCGGCGAGGACGGGGTCCGCCAGCGGTCCCTGTTCGGCTGGTAGATCACTTGCGTCACAAATGACAAGCGTGTAACCTCCCGAGTAGTCCATGCTGCCCGTCGTGTAACCACGGCGGGCCGCTGCGCGTTCGGGGGTAGCCGCATGATCGACCTCGGCCCCCGGGCCCAGCTCGTCCACCAGCTCCACGACGAGCACCTGGCCGCCCTCTACGGCCGCTGCCGACGCTGCGGCGGACCTCGAGCCGTGCACCTCGTCCGCCCACTGCTCCGCTGCGAACGTCAATGCGACGCCCCTGCCTGACCTGCGGAACACCAACAACAGCCACCCGGTGCCCTCTATGTGCACGGGGGGTCACCCGGGCACGGGAGGCCACCCGACCCAGCCGGGCCGACCGGGGTTACGGCGCCGAACACCAACGTGCAAGACGAGCCCTGGCCCGCACCCTCCCCTCCCCCTGCGGCTACGGCTGCGGAACGATCCTCGAACCGACCAGCCGATGGGTGGCCGCTCACAGGGTGGACGGGGACCCCACCGCCGGCTGGCTCGTCTCATGTCCGACCTGCAACCAGCAGGCGAAGCGCCGACGCTGACCGAGACGATACGCGCGACCTCGTCGCGACCCCCGGCGCGCGCGGCCATCGCGCATCCGATTTTCTGCCGGCGCCCGAGCATCACCCATGCGCCTCCCATCGAGACGCTTCCAACGGCCGCTGGAGGCCCCCTTCGGCCGGCCGGGAGGTGCTTTGGTGGCCCAGTCAGCGAAGATCGGCAACCGGAACGCCGGCAAGAAGTGGGTCGATCCGGGTGCGCCGCCGTGGGATCGCTGGGAGCAGCTCGACCGGGCGGAGCATGCGATCCGCTGGATCGAGACGTACTGCGTGCCTCCGAAGGGCTACGGGGCCGGCGAGCCGTTGCGGTTGGCGGAGTTCCAGAAGGAGTGGTTGCGGGCGGCGTTTGCTGACGGGGTGACGTCGGCGGCGATGCAGGTGGCCCGGGGGAATGGCAAGTCGACGTTCTTGGCTGCGGTTGGTTTGCATGCGTTGTTCTGCCCGGATGTGGGTGGGGCGCCGCAGGTGCCGATCGTGGCGACGACGGTGCAGCAGGCTGTGCGGTCGGTGTATGGGGTGGCGTTGGCGATGATCGCTGCGTCTCCGGTGCTCGAGGCTCGAGCGTTGGTGTACAGCGCGATTGGTGCGCAGAAGGTGAAGGCGCCGCAGACGGGCGGGGAGATGTTCCCGGTGTCGTGCGACCCGGACGGGTTGCAGGGTTTGGATCCGTCGTTGGCGGTGTGTGACGAGATCGGCTTCATGCAGATCGAGTCGTGGGATTCGTTGCTGTTGGCTTCGGGGAAGCGCCCGAAGTCGTTGGTGGTGGGAATCGGCACGCCGGGTTTCGACCGCCAGTCGGCGTTGTGGCATCTGCGTTCCCGAGTGAAGTCGGGGGCCGAACTGCCGGGCTTTCATTACACGGAGTACGCCGCCGACGAAGGCTGCGCGATCTTCGACGAGGCGCAGTGGCATCGGGCCAACCCGGCGCTCGCCGAGCAGTACATGAACATCGACGCGCTCCGCACGGCGGTGGCGTTGTCGCCGGAATCCCATTTCAGGATCTTCCGGCTGGGCCAGTGGGTCGACGGCGTCGAGTCGTGGCTCGGGGCCGACGGCCGGAACCTGTGGCGGGGCCTGGCCGACCCGTGGCCCATGGAACCGTCAGCCCCGACGTGGGTCGGTGTCGACGTCGCTCTGAAACACGACTCGACGGCGATCTGCTGGGTGCAGCAGCGCGGCGACAGGTACCACGTCAAGACCAAGATCTGGCTGCCACGCGACGACGGCCGCCTCGACGTCACCGATGCGATGGCGCTCGTACGCGAGCTCGCCGCCATGTACGACGTCCGGGCCGTCGCCTACGACCCGCGCTTCTTCGACCTGCCAGCCCAGCAGCTCGAGGACGAGGGCTACCCGATGCTCGAGTTCCCACAGTCGCTGGAACGGATGACGCCGGCGGTGGGGGCCTGCTACGAGATGATCCGCCGGGGCGAACTGTCACACGACGGCGACGAAGCGTTCGAGACCCAGGTCCTGAACGCTGTGGCCCGCTCCAACGAGCGCGGGTTCACGCTCGCCAAGTCGAAGTCGAAAGACCGGATCGACTCTGCGGTCGCGATGTGCATCGCGTTGAGCGTCGCCTCGAAACCGCAGGCGGCACCGCAGATCATCAACCTGGGGGCGTTGTGATCCACACCGTGCTGCAAGTCGCCGGCCTGGCCGCCATAGCGGTCGGCTTCGGCATGTTGGCCCCGTGGCTCGGGGTCGTAGTCGGGGGCATTGGTTTGGTGGCCCTCGGCGTGGTGCTCGAGGCCGATCGGAGACGCAATGCTCGCGAATCTGTTTGAGCGCCGTGCGATTCGCGACCCGGCTCTCACCGCCTGGGGCCGTGGCGACGACCTCGGCCTGTCTCCCTCGTCAGCGTCGGGGATGCGCGTCGACGAAGGCACGGCGATGCAGCTCCTCGCCGTGTTCTCCTGCGTGCGCGTGATCTCCGACTCGATCTCGATGCTGCCCGTCGACGTCTACCGGGGCCGCGGCGGCGAGACCCAGGGGCTGCCGACCCCGACGTGGATCGACCAGCCGAACGTCGACACCGACCGGGTCGCGTTCCTCGTCCAGACGATCGTCAGCCTCCTCCTCCGAGGCAACGCCTACTGGCTCGTCACTCGCAACACAGGCGGCCAGATCATCGAGCTGTGGACCCTTCACCCCGACATAGTGCAGGTCGAAGCCAACGGGATGCGCAAAGCGTTCCGTATCGCCGGGCAACGCTTCGAAGGCGAGATCGTCCACCTGACCGGCATGCTGCCGCCCGGCGCGAAAGTCGGGGTCGACCCGATCACCGCAGCCCGCGACGCCATCGGCCTGGGCCTCGCCACGCAAACCTACGGATCGAAGTTCTTCGCCCAGGGGGCCATGCCGTCCGGGGTCATCACGTCGCCGGGGGTCGTCACCCAAGACCAGGCCCGGGAGCTCGCCCAGTCGTGGCGGGCCGCGCACGGCGGCGTGAACCGGTCGAACCTGCCGGCCGTCCTGACCGGCGGTGCGACCTACACGCCGATCGCAATCACGCCCGAGCAGTCGCAGTTCCTCGAGACCCGCAAGTACTCCGACGAGCAGATCTACCGGCTGTTCGGATTGCAGCACCCGTTCACGCCGATGGGCGGCTCGTCGATGACCTATGCGAACACCGAGCAGCTCGGCACCGACGTCACCCGCTTCACGTTCATGCCGTGGATCGTCCGCCTCGAGGGGGCGTTCACCCGGCTGCTGCCCCGCCCGCAGTTCGCCAAGTTCAACCTCGATGCCTTCCTGCGCAGCGCCCTCCCAGACCGGTACGAGTCGTACAAGACCGGGATCGAAACCGGGTTCCTCGAGATCAACGAGGTGCGCGCCTGGGAGAACCTCGACCCGATCAACACGCTGCCAGCCGAACCCGAAGCGCCGTCACCCGACGACGCCATGCGCAACATCAACGTGCGCCTGTTCACCGAGTTCGACGAACCTGTCGACGGGATCACCGAGGTCCACGAGTGAGCCTGCGTCAGTTCCTCGTCCGAGCACTCGACTCGCCACGCCTGTCGATCGCGCTGTTCGACGAGGGCCTCGAGATCGTCGCTGCCGGATACACCCGCCAGCCCCTTCCCCATCGAGACGGACAGATCCGGGGCCGGCTGGTGTTCGGTCCGTTCGAGCGTCTGGTGCGTTTCGACGAGGTGCGGCTCCTTGATGGTGATGTGACTGTGGAGACGTTGCACCGGTTGAGTGCGCCGTTGCCGTTGCCGCCGGGCGCCGAGTTCGCCCACGACCTGGAGATCGAGATCCTGTGAGCATGTCGGATTACCTCGAGAACGCGATCGGCAACGCGCTGCGTGGCGGCGGGAACGGCTCGTCGTTCACGGCGCCTGCGGCGGTGTACGCCAAGTTGCACATCGGCGATCCGGGCGAGGCGGGCACGTCGAATGCTGCGGGTGAGACGACCCGCCAGGCGGTCGAGTTCGGTGCGGCGTCGAGTGGGGTGATCTCGTTGTCGAACTCGCCGTCGTGGACGAACGTGTCGACGAGCGAGACGTACAGCTATGTGTCCCTGTGGGACAACGTCAGTGCCGGGAACTGTCTCGGGTCGGGTGCGTTGACGAGCCCGGTGGCGGTCACTGCGGGCGACACGTTCAACCTGACGGCACGTCGCCGGGACCGACACCGACGCTAGAAATTTCACCACCGCTTCGTGGACACCCACGGCTGGCAAGGTGTACCTGGTTGCGTTTGCGGTCCATGACCTGGGCGGGTCGCCGATTGCAGCCGTCACGCCCACCGGCAACAACATCACTTGGTCTCGGGTCGGCAACGACGTCGGCGGTGGTGTTACCCAACCGGCGATGGCCGTATGGGCCGGGTATGCGGATTCGTCCGCGTCGGCTGGGTCGATCACATTCTCGGGTGCTGTGCCTTCGGGGCAGACGGCCGACGGTGCGATCTGGGGCATTGCCGCTCTGACGGATGTGGCCCGGGGCAGTGACCTGGGCATGGTGCAATCGGCAGTGGCGTCGACGACGGCCGATACGGTCACGGCGACGCTGGGCACCTTTGCGTCGTCGAGTAACGCGACGGGCGGCTGGTTCCTCTCCTACGACAATGCGGGAGGGACCCTTACCAACACGGCGGGCTCCGGCTTCGCGATCGTCACCGGTCTTAACGCCCAGCAGGCGTCCGGTGGCGACACGATGCGCCTGTCGTTCGAGTTCCGAAACGACAACGACACGTCGGTCGACGGGACGGCGTCGGCGGCGAACGACCGGATGCTCATGCATGCGGTCGAGATCCGAGCGGCGATCACGGGTACCGGATCGGCGTCGGTGGCCGGAGACGGCCAGGTGGCCGCTACGGGACTCGCCGCCCGGTCAGGTTCGGCCAGTGTGGCTGGCTCGGGGTCGGTGTCGGCTTCCGGTGTCGCCGCACGAGCTGGTGCAGCGACGCTGTCGGGTTCGGGTGCGGTCGCCGCGGCGGGGACGAGCCAAGCGCAGCAGAACGGGTCGGCGGCACTATCGGGTGCTGGTGCGCTGGCCGGGAGCGGCAACGCTGCCCGGGCAGCTGCGGGCAGCCTCGCCGGTGCTGGTGCGGTCGCCGCCGCTGGTGTCGCCGTCCGGGCCGGCCAGGGAACTGTGGCGGGTGATGGTTTCGTGTCGGGGGTCGGTCTGCGGACCGGCCTCGGACAGGCTGCCATCACAGGCACCGGGACGGTCGCCGCGTCGAGTGGTGTCGCCAGGGCCGGCCAGGGTTCGGTGGCCGGGTCGGGTGCGGTTGGCGGGTCGGGCGTCCGGGTGGCGTCGGGGTCGGCGACACTTTCGGGTAGTGGTGTGGTGTCCGGCTCTGGGGGTGAGCCGGGTGGGGCTGCGCTGGCTGGTGCTGGTGTGGTGTCGGCGTCGGGGTCGGCGGCCCGGTTTGGTGGGGCTGCGGTTTCGGGGTCGGGGACGGTTGTTGTTGCCGGGTCGAAGATCGGCTCGGGGCAGGGCAGTCTCGACGGTGCTGGTGTGGTGTCGGCTGGTGGCGGGTTGCCGTTGCCGCCGGCGTCGAGTTGGCGTCCGAAGCGCAAGCCGCCAGGCCCGTTGTACGGGTTGCGCACCCGGCTGGTGGTTTCAGTTCGGGTCATTGTGGGCCCGGCGACGGTGCAGTTGCCGGTGGTGTCATCGACGGTGGTGCCGTCGTTCGAGGTGGTTGCCCGCCGTTTGGGTTGGGGCACGTTGGTCGAATGTCGGGCGAGGCCGGTGCGGGGCGCTGCGACGTGTGTGCTGCGCGATCGGCGACGAGTCGAGACGCGCACGGCGTTGTCTGCGGTCGAGCGTGTGTGGCGGCCGGAGGCGGTCCGTTGGGTCCATCAGCAACGCCTAGTGGGGGCTGTGGCTGCTGCGATCAGTGAGGTGACTTATGCGCCCGATTGAGCGGCGTTACTACTCCACAGAGTTCGAAGCTCGGGCGGTCGGTGACGGGTTCACCATCGCCGGGCATGCGGCGGTGTTCAACCGTCTGTCGCAGGATCTGGGCGGGTTCGTGGAGCGAATCGCTCCGGGTGCGTTTCGTAAGACGATCGGCGAGGCGGATGTGCGCGCGCTGTTCAACCACGATGCGAGCTTGATCTTGGGCCGGTCGAAGTCGGGCACCTTGTACCTCGAGGAGGACCAGCGGGGCTTGGCCTACGAGGTCAAGATCCCCGACACGTCGTATGGCCGGGATCTGATGGTGTCGATCGAGCGTGGTGACATCACGCAGTCGTCGTTCGGTTTTCGGGTGATCGACGACATGTGGGATCGCACCGACGACGGCTACCCGCTGCGGACGTTGCGGGAGGTGTCGCTGCACAACGGTGACGTGTCCCCGGTGACCTACCCGGCGTACCTCGACACCGAGGTCGCCGCCCGTGCGGTCGAGCATCTGGCCGGCAAGTCGGGGCTGACGCCGGAGGTGTTGGTGGAGGCGATCCGGTCGGGTCGGCTGCCGGGCGAGGTCGACCCGGTGGTCGTGGAGCCGGTGGTCGTGGAGCCGTCGCCGGGGCTGATCGCCCTGCGGTTGGCGTTGCTGTCGAAGCAGCGGGGCCCGGCGGCGTGAGCCTTGAAGATTCGATGTATGAGGCGGCGCCTCGTCAGCGCCTGATGTACGAGGTGTTCGAGGAGATCGCCGATCTGCTCGGCAAGTGGGATCAGGGCATCGGCGCAGACGGTGCGCACTATGTGGCCGAGTCGCCGTTCTCGGGCGACGGGATGGTGTGTGCGAACTGCTGGTTCTACCAGGGCCCGCAGGCATGTGAGATCGTCGACGGTGAGATCGCCCCGGGCGGGGTGTGCAAGCTGTGGGTGATCCCGGTCGAGTTGCTGGTCGGCGAGTCGATCCGCAAGCGGCACCTCGCCCTCTTGAAGCGCCGGAACGCTCCGTGCGCGTAGAACTGCGGGAGCCGTGGCGCCCACCGGACGGCGTCCGGGAGGAAGCGCAGCGGGCCCTCGCATGGATCGCCGAAGGTCACGCCGGCGGCGGGTTCACGGCGGTGGGTCGCCGTAGGGCGTCGCAGCTGGCGAACGGTGACCCGGTGAGTTTGGACACGATCCGCAGGATCGCGTCGTATCTGGCCCGCCACGAGGCCGACAAGCAGGGCGAAGGGTTCTCGCCGGGTGAGCCCGGCTACCCGTCGCCGGGCCGGGTGGCGTGGGCCGCATGGGGCGGCGACCCGGCCGTATCGTGGACGTCTCGCATCTTGGAGACCTACACCTAGTTCTTGGTGCCGTGCCGCACCAGCCCGGGCCTTGACCGGCCGCCGAAAGCACCGGTCCGGCCCGTCTCTGCAACACCCCTCCGTCTGGCCGCGCGCAACGCACCGGGCAAACCCCTCATCCGTCTCCAGCCCACCGGGCTCAGACAAAGGACAACAGACATGCAGAACTACCTCAACTCGCTGCGCGACACGCGCCAGCGGGCGTGGCACGAGGCCAAGGAGCTGCTCGAGGTGGCGGAGCGCGAAGCGCGCGAGCTCACCAGCGAGGAGCAGGCCAAGTGGGATGCCATCAACCGTGACATCGACGAGAAGGACGCCCAGATCCGGTCGTTCCTCGACATCGAGCAGCGTGAGCGCGAGGCCGCCGTGGCCCGGGCCGCGTACGAGCCGGTCATCGCCGAGGCCGAGATCACCCGCCGTTCCGAGCGCCAGGTCGACGACATGACCCGGTTCCTCCGTGGCGAGATCCGCAGCCTCGACCTCGACCTCGGCCCGGCGTGGCGTGAGAAGCGCCTCATCCGTTCCGGTGCCGGCCCCGCCGAGGTCCGTGACCTCCTCGAGGACACCGCCGCTCTCGGTGGCAACACGGTCCCGACGTCGTTCCAGCGTCAGCTCGTCGAGTACGTCGAGTTCTACACCGGCGCCCGGAACCTCAACGTCACCGTGCTGACCACCGCGTCGGGCGAGGCGCTCGAGATCCCGAACGTCGCGACCCGTTCCACCGCAGCGATCCGCGGTGAGGGCACGGCGATCGGCGAGGTCGACGCCACCTTCGGCAAGGCGACGCTGAACGCGTGGAAGTACGGCGTTCTCACCCAGGTGAGCAGCGAGCTCCTCGCCGACAGCGGCATCGACATCCTCGGCTTCATCGCCCGGGACACCGCCCAGGCGATCGCCCGGGTCACCGACACCGACTACGTCACCGGCTCCGGCTCGTCGAAGCCCAAGGGCCTCATCACGACGCAGGCCGTCGGCGCCACCATCCAGGCCTCATCGACCGGTGTGCCCTCGTACGGCAACCTGGTCGACCTGGTCTACTCGGTGAACCCGCAGGCCCGGTCGCTCGGTGCGTACTGGTTCACGCTGGACACCAACGCCGCCAAGATCCGTCGGATCACCGACACGACGGGCCGGCCCCTGTGGGAGCCGACCCTGACCGCCGGTGAGCCCGACCGTCTGCTCGGCTACCCGATGGTGCTCGACCCCAACGTCACGGCGTTCGCCACCGCCGGTGGTACGCACATGGCGTTCGGGAACTTCTCGAGCTTCTACATCCGGGACGTCGCGAACGTGCGGTTCGAGCGCAGCGACGACTTCGCGTTCAGCAACGACCTGGTGACCTTCCGGACCATCCTGCGGACCGACAGCGACTACGTCGGCGGCGTGGACGGGCACGTGAAGTTCCTCAAGGCTCCGACCAGCTGATCCAACTCCGTGCTGTGGGGGGCCGGGCCTGGCCCGGTCCCCTGCGACCTTCTCCGTGCCGAACCGATGTGGTGGTGGGTGGCGACTGGCACGGGCCGCCGCCCACACCACGCCAAAGGAGCACCGTGCCTGCTCACATCATCTCGTTCAACGACTACTTGTCGGTCCCCGATCAGCTCGCCGCTGCGGTGAAGCGCATCGAGGCCCGGGAGGAGATCGTGTCGGTCGTTGCGGCCGGCGCTTCGTGGGTCATCGTGACCCGCAAGAAGCCAGGTCGTCCTGCGAAGGAGACCCGGTGAAGATCGCCTGGTTCTCGAATGCGCCGTGGGCGCCGACCGGCTACGGGCAGCAGACCGCCCAGGTCGTGCCCCGGCTGGTCGCCGACAGTCACGATGTGGCGATCATCGCGAACTACGGCTTGCAGGGCGGGGTGCGCGAGTGGGAAGGCGCACGGGTCTACCCGTCCGGGTCGAGCTACTCGAGCGACGTGATCTGCGCGCATGCACTCCACTGGTTCGACGGTGAGCCGGGCGTGCTGTTGACGCTGTATGACGTGTGGACGTTGGATCATCCTGCGTTGCGGGAGTTCACGTTGGCGTCGTGGGTGCCGATCGACCATGCGCCGATGCCTCGGCTCGTCGCCCGGTTCTTCGAGCAGTCGGGTGCGGTGCCGATCGCGATGAGCGAGTTTGGCCGCCGCCAGATCGTCGCCGAAGGTCTTGACCCGTTGTACGTTCCGCACGGGATCGATACCGAGGTGTTCCATCCGGTCGACGGGGCGAAGGCCCGTCTCGGCCTCGACGACCGGTTCCTGGTCGGGATGTGCTCGACGAACAACTCGCTGGAACCGTGCCGCAAGGCGTACCCGGAGGCGCTGCTGGCGTTCCGCCGGCTGCTCGACACCGACCCGACCGCTTTGCTGTACATCCATGCGGAGCAGCGTGGCGCCCTCGGCGGCATGGACCTGCGGGCCCTCGCCACCGGCGTCGGCATCTCCCCCGACAACCTGCTGTTCGTCGACGACTACCGGTACCGGGCCGGCATGATCGGCCAGGCCGAGCTCGCCACTTTGTATTCGGCGTTCGACGTTCTGTTGTTTCCGAGCATGGGTGAAGGGTTCGGGATCCCGGCGGTCGAGGCGCAGGCGTGTGGGACGCCGGTGATCGTGACGAACTTCTCGGCGCAGGCCGAGTTGGCGGGGCCGGGCTATTCGACGGCGGCGCAGCCCCGGTGGGATCCCGCCCAGCTGGCGTTCTTCTGCACGCCGTTGATCGACGACATCACCGAAGCCTTGGTGCATGCGAACCAGAATCGGGATCTGCTCGCCGACCTGGGGCCGCAGTGCCGGGCGTTCGCCGAACGGTACGACGCCGACCTGGTCTACGACCTGCATTGGCGGCCAGCGTTGCAGACCTTGTCGGGCATGTTGCCGTCGGTGGAGCCGATCCGGCTGTGAGGATCACGGCGGCGATCTTGTGCCATGACGTGTTTCGTCATGATCGGGAGTCCCTGTTCTGGAACTGTTACCGGTCCCTGTCGGTCGAGGGGGTGCGGGTCGTCCCGGTCGACAACGGGTCGACGGACGGCACGTCGGAGCTCGTCGCCGAGCTCGGCGGTTTCGTGTCCCGGGATCGCCTGTCGACGTGTGGGCATGGGACAAACCTGTGTGCTCGTGTCGCGATCGGAACTGACGCCACGTTGTGCGTCCTGTCCGATGACGACATGGGCTGGCGGCCCGGGTGGGCCGATCGGCTGCGGACCTGGTGGCTGCACGCCCCCGCCGACGTGGCGTTGACCGGCTGTCATCTCGAGCCGATGTTCGAGTGGAACACGATCCACGAGCGGGTCACCTACGGCGGTGTGCCGGGGCTGATCCGGGCGTCGACCGGGGCGGCGTCGTGGTCGTTCCGGCCGGCGGACTGGGCGAAGATCGGCCCGGTCCCCGAGAAGATCCAAGGCTGGGGTGATGTGCCGACCTGCCAGCGCCTCGCGGCGCAGGGCCTGCGGGTGGCGCAGCTCGATGTGGCCGACCACAACGGTCATACCTCCACCTGGGGGAATCGGACCGTGGAGATGCACGGCTGGGAGATCGAGCCGGTGCGTGAACTGCTGGGGGCATCATGAACGTGCTGGTCACCGGGGGCTCCGGGTTCATTGGGTCTCACGTCGTCTCAGCGCTCCTACAACGCGATCTGACGCCCGTGATTTTCGATCGGCATGTGCGCAAGCCACCGGCCGGTTGTGAGCTGATTCTGGGCGATGTGCGGGATCCGGTCGCGGTGACCGAAGCGGTCGCCCACGCCGACGGGGTCATCCACCTGGCTGCCGTGCTCGGCACACAGGAGACGATCCTCAATCCTCGGCCGGCCGCCGAGACGAACATCCTCGGGGCCCTCAACGTGTTCGAGGCGCTCGCCCAATACCAGGTGCCAGCTGCGCTCGCTGCGG